AGCATTATCGATAAGCGACTGAACAATAGGGATTGTTTTTGACTCGTCCATACTTGTTTTGACAGAAGGTGGACATGAAATACTCCATCCACCAACTTCTGCACTTTCAATGTCTTCCGCTAACATATACTCTTTAAGGTTGTTTTTCTCTTCCTTGACCGTTTTAGATAGTGTGTTAGCTTCTAAATTATGTTCAGCTACTACTTCTACAAGTTCCAAAAATTGTTCTTCTGTTTTAATTACTGTCATTGTTATTAGGTTCCTTTCTTAGTAGTTCGTTTACATCTTCACCAATTTCTTCACTGAGTTCTTTTTTGAAATCCTGCTTGTCTTTCAAAATTTTATTACGTTCCCCCCACATATACTCCCTATTGTAGAAAGCTAAATCTCCTGGCAGGATTCTGTCCCTAAACTGAATAAGTTTTTTGACCCCGTCCTCACTCCAATAGCGAGATCCCTTCTTATCCAAATCTGTACGATACGTAGGTAGTACAAACGGGAAGTGAATATTATGTTCCTTTGCGTACTCCTCAGCTCCGTACCAAACACGAGTAATGGTAGTATGGCTACGCTCTACCATTTTACAAACCTCAGATACGCGGTAATATTTAATACCGTTAATCTCTTTCATCTAAAAGTCTCCTTATTTTTAAACATTGTTCCTTAGTAGGAAGTTTATCATATCTTAACATTCGAACCACTGTAGACTCACTAATGTTCAGTAATTGTCCAAGCTCCTCATTAGTATAAGAAGTGGTTAAGTACGCAAGCATAGTGCAGTGATCCAAGGGGGTTTTAGGAAGAGGACCTTCCAACTTCCTTTTAACGTCCAGTCTAGTCCTGGACAGTTTGCTTAATGTGTGCACCTAGTAATTACCTTTTAAGCAATAAGTCCATTACTGTAGACAGTTTATTTTTCAAAGGTACACCGTCTACAATATAGTCCGCAAGTTCCCCTTTACTTGCGACAATGTCCTCAATTGTTTCGTCTATTGTGTCTTTACAAACTAAGGTAATAATATTTACAGTTGATTTAGCTCCAATGCGGTGTGCTCTATCTTCTGCTTGATCCTTTTCCCCTCTAGTCCAAGGACTGTCTAGAAATATTACCGTAGTAGCTTTAGTTAGGGTGAACCCTGTACCTAATGCCCCAATAGTACCACAAATTACAGATGGACCTTTACTACTTAAAAACCTTTCTATTTCTTCAAATTTGTCTTTCGTCTCACCTGTCACTAAAAATGTAGGAAGACGAGCTTTGCACAAATCGTAAAAAGGAGTAATTACTTGTTCCCAATTACTGAAAACAATAACGGACTTACCGTCCTCTGCTAGTTCTTCTATAATTTCAAACGCTCGTTCATACTTAGCAGACTTAACTGACTTACTTGTTAGGATATTTGGGTTACCTGTAGTCTGCCTTAGCCTAATTGTTTCAGCTAGTGGGTTACTACTTAGCATTACCTTGTCAATATCTTCAATTAGTTGAGTCCTAACCTCGTTGTAAATCTTACGCTGATTAGCGTTCATGTCTACATATTCAGTTGATCTTATCTTTGGAGGCAAGTCCAGTACCTGTTCCTTAGTACGTCGTAGCATATTATTGTTCACTAAATCTTTCAGTTCGCTTAAATGTCGGTACCCAGTAACTTGTCCAAAGTTATCAAGAACACAATAACGGGCTTTGAAAGCACTAAATGAATGATTTTCAACTCCTAGCCACTTAAGTACATTATAAGTATCTACTGGAGTATTAAGCAAAGGCGTTCCTGTTAACGCTAGTTTATAGTGACTTTTCAAATTGTGTAGAGCCTTGCCTAATTGACTAGATGGGTTTTTACATTTGTGAATTTCGTCCACTACTGCCATCCCTATAGTCCCATTTAGTGTCAGTTCCTTAACACTTGCCGCAAAGGACTTGTCTCGTAGTGTTTCAATGTTAGTAATTAAGAAGTACTCACTATGCCCTGCTAGTAAGTCTTCTGTTCGTTTACTAACTGAATCAATTACAACTGAATCAGTTCTAGTTACACGAGATCCTAAAATATGAGCAGATTCGTTTGAGTGAACCTGTACTTCCTTTGCCCAATTCCATTTAAGACCACTTACGCAGCATACAATAAGACAATGTTCGAACTGTCCTTTTCGACTAACAGCAATATCAATTGCCTGTTTAGTTTTACCAAGTCCCTGCTCGTCACCTAGTAGAAAACTAGGATGGTCCTGTGCGTAGTTAAAACAATCTAATTGATGTTCGAATGGCTGGGTTTTGAAAGCAAAACTAGAGTCAATATTAGTTTGCAGTTTATTTTTCGAACTAATATAATCCTTAATGTCCTTTGGTAACTTACCACTAATTTCAACATCCCAATAAGACAGAACATCCAGCAACTCTAAAAGGTACCTGCTAGGAACCTCAAACTCATTAAAACCTCGTTCTACTATTTTAGGAAGTGTGCTTAGTTGGGAGGATAATAGTTCCTCGTCTTCCGTGTCCTTTGGGATGGTAATATAAGCACTATTTCCTTTTTTATGTAGCCGAGATTTTGCAATCTCAATCTTAATCATAAGTTAACCTTGCTTAGCTGCTGCATGTGAGAAGTGAATAAGTTCCATGGCAGTATCTAAGTCTTCCATTTTGTTGATATTGAAGAAACCGTCAATAGGCCATCCATAAGATGCAGGAACAATACGGTCTAACTTCTTCTTAGTTTCAGGATCCATGCCTCGTGTAAGTACGTTAATACGTAAACGAGTTTTGCCTTGAAAAATTTTGACAAAGTTGTATTTGTGACTGTACTTAATAAACTGAGTTGTTACACCTCGACGACTTGACGGGTAAGCTTCACTAATACGTTTTTCAAGTTCCTTTGTAATTGAAAGAACGTGGTCACTTTTAGGGGTACCTTTTCGCTTGGTTGTAACTTCCTTAATACCTACCTCTTCCACACTATCTTCTTCCTCAATTGTGTGTTTAACAACTGCTGGACGTTTAACAGTACGAACTTTGCGTACTTTAGGACCTGTTACAGGTGCAGGTTTAGGAACCTCCACTTCTTCAGTGACAGGTTCCTCAACTACTTTGTACCAGCGTTTTAATGTTCCTTCTGCTACGGATTTAGTATCTCCTGTAGTTACGTCTTCTAATGTATACTTACCTTCCCAAAATCCCTTAACGAGAAACTCGTTACCGTTGCGAGTGTTTGTTACTTTAGTTCCTTGTCTTAATTCTGCCATTGTTTAGTCTCCTTAGTTATTATTATTTTGAAAGAATTGTGTCAATTTGTTTGTTCAATTGCGCTAGTTGTGATTTACGACGGTTGCTAACTTTACCATTTGCCAACCAAGTTTTTTTTTGATTTTGGCTTGAAGAATATTTTGACGAGTTGTTAATTTGTCAAAGATGTTCATTCGAACTGCGTCTTCGTTATCTTCAAGTGAGATGCAAACTGTATCCCCAATTAAACCTAAACGGTTAGCTTCGCGGTCAAAATTGTCAAGATTTAGTGTCATGCCTTTGTGTCCTAAAATTGTACCTTCGTCATTAATAAGTTTTACAGTTTTAGCTCGTCCCTCCACTATTACAGGCACATAGTGAAATTCCCCTGTTTCTTTCAAAATACCTATGTAGATTGTTTTGACTTTGCTCATTGTTTTGTTTCTCCTTTACTTGTTTACAGTTATATTATATAGTAATACGTTTTAAATGTCTACCGTTTTACCTAAATTTATTCACTTTTTTTTTCAAAAAAAATATTCATTGTTTTTAAGGCATAAGAAAAGGATACAAGCAACCAAGAAACTTGTATCCTGTCCTACCAAGTATTGCCGTAAAACAATGAACAATTAAAGTATACTAAACTAATAGCAATTATTCAATAGTAGTAGTATAGAGTCTATTCATAGTAATTGACTAAATCATCCTTGTTCCAAGTAGATAGCCAGATGTTACCGTACTGACCAAACTGGAACTGACGGAAGTAATACCCTCCGTAGTATCCACCGTCACCTGTGTCTACAACATGAACCTCGTCTCCGTCAAAACTGAAATACATACCTGGTTTAAAGTCTTTGTCCTCACCGTCAGGCAAGTCATTACCATTTTCGTCTACCCAGTTAACCATTGCTACAGGGATACCGTTTTCAGTCCAATCAAATCCAACTGGACACAAATATTCACATTTAATCTGCCAAATATCGTTCACATACTGAACATCATCTGCCTTGTAATATGCTTTTGAGTCTGGGATTCGTGTAAGGGTAGGAGTTGCCTCTGTGTTAGGTACTGGAGTAGCAGGAGCTTGTCCGTTATATCGCCATACCTCAATATAAGCAGGACGGTTCCAAGTGTAGTAACTATCCCATGGATAAGTATTGATAGCTTGACCTACTGCACCTTGTGTAGAGAAGTCACAACTAATAAAGTTAACTGAGTCCAACATAACCCCAACGTGTCCTCCAGCTCCTCCGGAACTAGCCATGTCACTTCCCCACGACATGAGAACAATATCGTCTTCTTGTGCGTCCCAATCCTCATTGCGACTAATACGCACAAAACCAACTCGGGCAAGTTGTGCTCCTAGTGAAACTGTAGATGGAAGTCCACTGATAGCGTAACCATTATCAATAAGTGCTTGGGACATAGTTCCTGAACAGTCTCCAGTCCCGTCACTACCATTACGAGATCCGTTCATTGAATATGTAATAAGACCTCTGCGGTTAACAAACCACTGACCTAGTACTCCCATATTAGTCCTCCTTAAGTTGAGAAATGTTCATTAGTACACACGTGATACCTGACAAAATAATAGTAGACGCTACTACACGCCAGTCCACATCTGACAAAAGAACAGATGATCCAATTACACCAAGTGCTGCTTGTGCCATTGTTTTAGCTACTTTAATTCCAAGTGATTTAAAATATTTGTTCATTTACCATTTTCCTTTCATTGCCTGTTTAATTTCAGTAATATCCCCTTTTAAGTCGTTAATTGAACTCGACAGGTGATCAATTCGTTCTACTAAAGCAAGAGTAATTTTCTGTTCCTCCTCGTGCTTATCCAAGCGACGATTATGACTGTCAATTACCTTCTCTTGCTCTGCGTTCACAACTTCCAAAGTTGTTAGACGTTTTTCAAGGGTAGAAGTCTTATTTTGTGAGCTTAGATAAAATCCTGCGCACGATACAATGATTGGTAAAATCACTGTTACCAACCAGCCTGCTAATTCACGTTCCGTCTCCTGCATTAGTTATTATTTACCTCTTCTTTCTACTGCACCTACACGTGCTTCAAGCGCTCCCACTCTATTACGCAAGGCACTAAAGTCACCTTGTATAAAGCTAGCTAAATTGTTGTGAGCAGATTGTGCCAAGTTCCTAATAGCATTATCTGCAGCTTGACGAGCAGCTACCTCAGAATTGTGACGGCTTACTGCCCTAGTCTCTACATCTGTAGTATAGTTAACTGCCTGATTGATTTGACTTTGACGAGTAGCCTGCTCTTGTCTATTAGCTTCAGCTGCGTTGTCAGCTACTTGCTTTTCACGTGCTTGTGCGTTCTTGTCGTTTTGTGCGACAGTTCTATTCGTCTTATCCGTTTTTGCAATCATACCACGTTGACGAGACGAGTTCATATTAGACTCCGTGGATACAATATTTCGAAGATCCTGCATATCCTGTGCCTGACTTGTTGTGTCTGCACGTGGATCTTGAAAAGAAATGACACTTTTAGATAAGTTCGAAAAGTTGATTTTACGCTTCGTAACAATTCGCCATTCTGTAATCTGGTACTTCTCGTCTAGTATTAGCTGACTCTCTAACAAGTCCGGTAATTGTTCATGACTATAAAGGGCAGCGTCTACGTCATAGCTGACAAAGGGACTAGAGTAGATACGTAAATGTTCACGCATCGCCTCCATCATTTCCCACTTGTTACGATAGCGGTTATCATCCTTTGATTTTTCAATAATCCGCTCCGGAGCTCCAATGCGTCTAAAATAGGAAGTGTCGTCCAAGAAAGGTTTGCCTCCGTTAATGTCTGCAATGGTAATTTCATCCCCGTTATCGTCCGTAGATGTCAGTATGTAACGAGTACACAAATTTCGACTGTCTACAGTACGAGTGATAGAACTAACTGACTTACCAACTACTAGAGGGAAGTCCTTTTTAGTCATTTGATACACTTGAGGGAAGATTACAATAGTAACTCCCCTATCGTGCCTACGGTATCCAAACACTACCTCTAAA